CATTTGTTCCGTTATGGAAAGCTATAATAGTTTTAACCTGAGTTGTTTCCAGATATAAATTATTAGGAGTCTTATAGGGAATCTCATGTTCTATAACAACAAGATTATAGGTAAGAGATTTATTAGTATGAAAATCCGGAAGTATAACAGGAAATTCACGTCTATTATAAACACCTTCATAACCCCAAGCGTCTTTTTCAAGATCTCTCATTTGTTCCCAAGTACCCGTACCATAATTAATGGTAGTAGTATTTGAAAAGTCAACATATTCTGCTAACGTACCAGTAGAAGTGATATAGTTAAAGAAAGGCTCAAACATAACCATGCTAAACTCATCAAGATCAGCAAGACCAGTTGTACAACCTGCAATGGGTTTACCAGTAAGATGTAAATAGTCAGAACCTGCAGTAACACTAGCTACAACACGTGCATTAGGATCCGCATTAATAACAGCTGCAACAGCAGCAGCAAATACATCAACATCTGCCGCATCTGCAGTAGTTGCTATATAACGCCATTCTTGTGTGAATGGACCAGGATGTTCATACATATCTTTATAAACAACCCTAACCACATATTCCCTACCAGCAGTAGGAGTGGTAATAGTAGCAGTCCAGACCTGTTCTGCTTTAGCAGCATAAGCTTTGCCTAAGAAGGACCTAACATAATTAGCTTTAATAGGATCAGATAATTTGATCTTACGAGCAGTAATAGCCGAACCACTTTCCGGAGAAACAGTAAAAGTTTTTGTAGTACCCATAGCAATATAAATTGTATCTGAATCTGCTATAGTTGCACCAGGAGTAAGAACATTAAAATTCTTATCCAGTACTACAATTTCACCATCCCCTAAAGCATCGGCACCAGTAGATGTCATAAGAGCACTTAATGTCTCACCACCAGTAATATTGGTGTTCTTAGCATCATCTTTACCTATAAAAACTTTAAAAGGTTTTGTAATCATTTTATTTTATTTTATTTAATTAATATTACTCCACTTCAACAACCTTATTTGGGTATGATTGAACTCGAGGAGATTCTATATTTTCTATTGCATTATTAACAGCCAACTTAACAAGCTCAGGATGAACATGTGGAGGAAAGTCTGGAGATTCTGTAGCTAATAACATAGTAAAAGAAGTTGGTTGTTTTATATACCTTAATATATAATTCAATACACTATATGTACCATCTGTTATTAATTCTACATAATCTGATTTTATCAATCTTAAAGGACTTGCTGTATTATAATGCAATCTATGTGGAGAAAGAGGATCGTGTACCTGAGCAACATATGTATTAGCAGAACATTCTGTTATAGGTTGTATTTTATTAACAATAGCATGCGATATACGATCTGTATATGTTATAGTACATTCTTCACCTACTAGAAACATATATGGGTCATCTGCAGCAACATCTGTTAAATCTACTACATAACAGTTTGGTTTCTCAGATATTTTTGGTCCCGTGTAGGGAGGAGATACAATATCATCATCAAATAATGCTGATAATGTATCTTCCACCACAAGGAACCTGAGATCATCAATTCTCTTTTGGCTTTGTTCAAAAGAAGTACCAGTTGGATTATTACCATTATATCTACTCTTTATAAACTGCTCTTGAGCTCTATCAAAAAAATAGTCTATTTCAGCAGCCAAAAAAGCAGGATATTGTAATGATTCAACTTTATCAAGTTCAATCTTAAATGCAATATGCATTTCTGATTTAGTCATTGTTTACTTCTTTTTTTACTTTACCTTTTTGTTTAGGAGTCATCTCTGATTCTATAGATTTTTCTATATCTTCTTCCGAAGACTCACCTGTAACATAATAATCCTTAGTGTCACAAGCGTTCATTACTGCTAATCGGATATCTTGATTATTAGGACTCATTAAGTAGTTTACAGTATCTTCTAGACTATTACCTATAATCTCCGAACCATATTTATATATATTCTTATTTCTACGAATAATATTTTTAGATATAGCTGTTTCAATCAAGGCTTCTATTTCACGAGATTTATTGTTTACCCATCTATCCATAAATTTTTGAGGGTTTGCTTCTATAAAAGTATACAATCTATTTTCAGCAACCTCTGCAGACATACTATCAGCATTATAACCAAAAAGTCTTAATGCTTTACGTATTTCTGTAGCAGTTAACTTATCAAATTCTTTTATAGCTTCTCGCTTAATTCTATTAAAACTATTTTCTACTTTAGCTTCTTCATCCCTATTAATTAATACAAAATCTGCAGTTGCCTTATTTTCCAAAAGAGAAGTTTTAACTCTCTTGTGTCCTTTGGCAAACAAATATTTTAATTCATCTAATGGATCCTCTGTATTAAAAATAATATCATTTACAGAAGTTCTAATTCTAAAATTAGTCCAAAATGGATTTAAAGCATTCCTAGATAAATCAAGTCCAAGTATTGAACCTAATCTTTTTTCATCTTCTAATGTAAGACCTGTGTACAAAGCACCAGATCTTGTTAAATAAGGTCCTAGATCATCAAAACAATTTTTATATTTTAATATACCTGACCATTTATTCCAGCCTATTGGGCGCAATATAACTTGCATAGTTATAGATTTTTAAGTTAAACAAAAGAATGTTGGGGTGATAATTAATCACCCCTCATCACATTCGATATTATTCAGCGTCGCAATAAAGTTCGCCACTAGTAGTAGGATCAGCAAGCATTACGCCAAACTCTGAAAGGAAGTGTACTGAGTACCCGTCCTTAGCATTTGAACGAAGAGTGCTGATTGATTTTGCATGTCCTGAACCAGGAGCAACAGAACCAGCGGTATGCCATACAACAAGTTCACGATCTTTGCGAACTATTTTACGTAAGTTAGATTCACCATCACGCATACTAGTATCAACGATAAGTATACGATATGATTCTAACGGTTTACCACTAACAGGATGAAGTTTACGATTATGAATAACGTCATCGAGAATTGGTAAATGTTTAAGTGTAATACTAATACCATTAAGCCCTTTATAAGTTACGAACTGACCACCGAGTGTTAACTCCTGACCAGAACCACTAATAAAGAACGAATGATCCATAAGTGTATAACCAGAGGCCTTATCTCTAAGAACTCTATCAAATTCACGTAAACCCATTTCACCGGATAAACCGACAAAATTACGTTCACCGAATCCTTTAATATTATAAGAAAGGTCTGATAAGAAACTATCAAGGATCTCTAAAGTAAGAGTAGTATAGGAACGCTTGTTTGCAGGAGCAATTTGCTCAAGGAAACCAGCACCAATACGAACAGGACGTCCATTAGTACCTTTCATAGAAATAGTACCATCAGAAGCAGCATTATATTTCATATAAACTATCATCCTATCAAGACGCTCATACCATTGACGCCAAGCAGTCCATTCCTGATACACTGACCAGTATTTGGTTTCTTTCTTAGTCTGAGGATCCCTCATAGAGATTACCATTACAGTTGAGAAAGCATCGCCGCTTATGTCATAAGAAGCACGAGTTGTAGTAAGTTGGTTGCGAAGCTTGAAGGGAGTCTGAGCATTAAAGATGTCAGCCTCATCGCTCCATTCTTCATAAACAGATCCTAGACGACTAATCCTAGAACCAGGAAGTAAAAGCGAAGGCATAACGAAAGATTCCTCTTTCCCGTCTGCACATGTAAGTGTATAAACGTAATCGTTACCATCCATATAAGGTTCGCCAATTACACGTGCCTGAAATTTATTATCGTCAAATTCTACAACAGCACCAGGTCCAAACCACTTTTCAGCGACCCAAACTTGGAATGTAGAACCAGCTAAACCAGGGTATACACCAAGGTTGCTAGAAGTAATTTCTGCACCATTGTATACTGCACGTTTAATAACGATTGCCTTATCATGCTCAATCATTACATCCCATTCAAAAACAGAATTCTCTATTACAGTCGTACGGCCCATACCGCTTGTAATGTAATCAAGAACACTACCTTGATCGAAACGGCCAAATATGTTCGATATAATACCCGGCATTTTATGAGGAGCAGTTAAGAGTAACCTTGAAAGTTCTGCCTCGTCTTTTAAATCTGAAGTCCACTTTGTTTTGTAGATCTGCAAATTGTTAAGAACATTGTCAATCATTTTGTGTTAAAATTTAGTTATTATTTATTTAATAAGGCGCCAATCTTAAAGAGAGGTTCTGAAGTTCCACTGAAACCCGTATTGCCCCCAGCGCTACGCTTGTCTTTACCTGCTTTAAACTTTTTTCGAATCTCGTCGTAAGCTTTTTTCTCGCCTTGTTTTTTATTTTCTGAAATTATTTTTTCTGCATACTTCATAAAATATGCAGTCTCAATTAAGTTATTGATTCTCTTTTCAGGATTTTGATAATCTTTTTGCATTGCAGTTAAACCTGTTTTATCAGTTTTAAACATATAATCTAAAAGTTCTTTCCTTTCAGAATCAGATATATTTAATCCTCTAATAGTCTTCATCTGCCCTACAGTATTATATACTGTATCAACAAACTCTTGTTTCGCTTTTTGTTCATCCAACGCAAACTTTTCTTGTTCTGCTAATAGCTTTTTTGCTTTTTTTTCTCTGAATTCTTTTACTAATTCAAGAGCTTCTTCAGCTTCATCTTGTAGAACACCTGCATCTTCATAACGACTAAGAGCCCTTTCTATCTTCTCTTCTTTATATCCTTGATTTAACATATGTTCCCTAAGAATAGATTTTTGATCCCTATCTACAGATATATCTATATTATCAAGATTTAAAGAACCACTGTATACCTCTGTAAAATATTCTTTAATATCTCCACCTTCAGTAACAAATTTATTTAGTTTTTCAAGTTCTTCATTTGCAAAAGTAGGCTTAGAGTTTTCTTTAACAACTTGAACTAATAATTCTACTACGTCGTCTAATTTTTTAACTTCTAAATCCTCTGGTAATTCAATACCTAATTTTTCAGCTAAGTCTGTTGCAAAATAAACACTAACCTCTCCTTCATACTGACTTAAATCTTCTAAAGAATCATCATCTGTCTTAGAATCATCTGTATCTGTTTTAGATGTATCATCCGTGGAATCATCGTCTATTTTAGAATCATTTGTATCTGTTTTAGAATCATCGTCTAAGTCGTCAACTGGTTCATCGTTGTCATCATCATCTACCCGTGCTTTAGCTTTGGGCTCATCGCTACCATCGTCTCTGTATATCATTGACGAGAGCGCATCAAATCCTTGAAATAAGTCTTTCTTATCTTCAGCCATAATTAATTATTTTTTAGTTGTTGGTTTTTTACGAGCTTGAATTCTCCTAATAGATAATTCCTTCTCTTTTTGTTCTTCCGCTTTTTTATTTTTGCGCTCTGTTTCACGCTGAGCACGCTCTTTGAGTTCGGCATCTCTACGAGCTTTTGTTTCTTCTAATTTCATTTTCTGTTTTTCTAAAGACTCTGCAAATCCATTATCTTCAGGACTACCTTCAAAATTAGACTCTGCCTGCATCATAGCAACTTGTAAAGCTGTTTCGGCTTTTCTTATACTATCTTCTTCCTTAACCCTTATTTCTTCAAGTCTAAGATTATATTCATCTTCTGCCTTTTCCTGCTCTAGCATAAGTTCCTGTTCTGCCATTGCTGCTTCCTGTTCTTGTTGTTGTTGAACCATTTGCATTCTACGTTCTTCAATATCTGATAATTTTTTCTTAATCATACTCATATTATCAGCTGTAAGTATTTCAGCTGCATCCAATATAGTAGCTCCATTTTGCATAGCTGGTTGAAGCAATGATTTTAATGATTCAATATTCATTGCGTCTTTTGTAGAATCACTAACAAATATATCCATATCTGCATATATAAAATCTTCAGTGATATCAAGAAACGCACGAGCACCATCTGATAAAACAAATTGTAATTTACGTTTATCTGTATTACTATATTGATGCTGTGCAATATTTATTAACATGTTATATACTCTTCGTTTTGCTTGATTATGAATCCAAAACAAAGGTTCTGTAATATGAGAAGATTGTTGTACTGCTCTCTCCACATTACCCACAAGTTCCCTTGTACTAATAGAACCTTCCCGTTGTTTTGTTATACCAACGATCTCACCAACCATTGTTTCGATCTTATCAAGGAGTTGTATATAGCTGTCTATAGTTGTAATAGTAGAAAGATTCTGAGCAGATATTTGATTGAATGGCGCCATTTTACCACCTTCCCTACCTGGAACATCCCATCCTTCTTCATAGGGATTTATAAAATTTATACCTAATGCATTAAGATAATGTAACCATTTATCTATATCAATCCCATATTTTTTAGGTATTTGAGTAATATCCATATTTAAAATAGCACCTTTATCTTTTGCTATAGCTAATTCTATTCTATACCATATGACCATATACATATACTGTAGAGGTTTCATAAGTTCTATAAGAGACTTGCCGTATGCATTTGTAGCATTATAAACAACTCCTGTATAAGGGAGTCTATTATCGTTAATGGTTTCCATAGATCTATGCTGATATGGAATAGGTCTTGCTTTATATAGGTCTTCTCCTATTTTATAACCTTCCCATATTTCTGATACCCATTCCCATTCAATAATATCATCGGGCATTTCCTGGTAAGTTTCATCTACAACAACTGTCTCCATAGAACCATCTTCTTGTGGTACACTTAAAAAACCAATCCTTGTAAAAGAACGCCATACGACATGTTCACAATAAAGATCTTCAGATGCAGATGGTTTATTACCAGTCCCCATAAATCTATTAGCAAGATTTTCTGACCACCTAATTCCACCATCTTTACTAGCACTAAGTTTACTAGATGAAGAAGTCGGACCACCTTGACTAATCATATCAAGCATTTTATCCAGATCTTTTTCATCTAACAAATCCCGTAACCTATCGTATAAAGCATAAGGAGACATATAAAAAGATCTACGAAACCAATTTTTTTGATCTATAAAATCTGTAGTAGAATCTATATCAAAATCACAGTCCCTTGGATCAACTCGTTCCACAACAGGTTCGCCATTTATAGTACCTGTATAATAAATCTCCATTCGAGCAGCCTGTGCATCAAACCAGCCTTTAAGAAATTCATTTTTAATATTTAAACTTTCTCTTAAATGTTTTAATAAATTATATGCAATTTCTTCAGAAGTAGTTTTATAATTATACTTCATGTACTTTTGTACATCTTGCATTGTAATAGGAAACTCTTCTCCTTTAAGATTAGCGTTTATAACTTGCATCAGACGTTGTTTATATTCTTCTTGAATTGTAGACACAACATCATAATTAGTTTGAATAACTCTAAAGTCATCTGGACGCTTGGATTCTTCGCCAACAAGTAAATCAACTTTGGGACGTATAATATTATAGTTCTGAATATTTGCAGGAAATGTATCACCTACATCATACGGATCTGTAACATATTTAAAATCATTTTTATCGAATTCAGAATCATATAGGCCATATGCAATATTCATACGTTCATACCTATTATGAAAACTGTCTTCCCCGCCAACGCCAACACGTCCTATATAATAATCTATAGTATCTTGTTGCCAAGATTCCGTTTTTTGTTTAAACGATATTTTTTGGTTTGGTAAACCATTTGCATTATTTTGCGACATAATAATTAGGAATTTTATTTAAAAACAATGGTTTTTTAAAAAGATATAAATCTATCTTTTCTTCTTCAGAAACCTTTTTAACTTTAATATGTTGTAATTCTACATTATATATAAGACATAAACCAAAAGAAATAATTCTATCGAAGTTTCCACGCATTGGGTCATACCCTATCAATTCTTCTAATAAAGGTTCTGATAATATTTTTGTAAGATTTTTCTTACCTACTTCATACTCTTCTAATAACCAATCTCTAATTAATGTTTCCATCCATTGTTTAATTGGTTTATTCATATGTGTTCCTTTGCCCCTAACAACAGTAAGATCCTTGATAATATCTTTTAGTTTTGATGGTTGATCAGCCAAAAGATAATCAGAATGTTTATTTACAAAATACGTAAACAACCCCTTTTTCTCATTTTCATATAATAAAGTAGCACCATAATACATTAGTAACATCCTAACTGTTTCATAGAATGTTTCTGCTTTATCTGGTCTACCAGTATATTCTGCCACTGGTACGTCATACCATGATTCAAATGCTTGAAGTCTTTTATAAATAAATATAGAACCAAGTGAATCAGTTACAGAAGTATCATGATCATATGGGTCACAGCCTCCTATATATAATCCCCATGGGGGATTCTCTACTGGATGTTCCCATATTACAACAGCTCCCTCTTTACTTTCACCAGCTTGTATCTTATATTTTACAAGATCTTTTAGTTTGGGGTTTTGTTCAAATTTTACTTTGCCTGCAGAATCAAAATATAAAGAACCTACTTGTTTTAAACCTTTAATAGATTCAGAGTTTCGTATAGTGGCTAAGTGCCTAATAAGATCTTTTTTGGGAAACATATTAGTACTTATATTAAGGGTAGCTTCTGCAGGAGTTAATGGTTGTTCGCATATATGCCTATCTATAGCAGTCCGATCTGAGGCATTTGCTATAACCTTTTCCCGTTCTGTTATTATAAATTGAGTAGCTTGATCAAAATCTGTATTACCATCGTTGTCCATAAAACGTTCAATATTGGCAGATTGCGGTATAAAAAAACCACATGGAGTATCTTGTTCCCCATCATCCCAAATATTTCGTATAGGTAAACAGTTATAAGCTTCTGGTTCATAGAATAAATCTTTAAGGCCTGTATAGTCAGCTTCTTCTGTACCGCCAGTACCATAAGCAATCATCAAACCAAATGCTTCACCATCATGTTCCACAGAAGGCCTTGCTACTTGCCAAGCTGTTTTTAAATTTGGAAATTTACCAGCCTCTTCAAATAGTATGAGTTTACCACGTTTACCCCTAGCTTTCTGAGCATCATTTTTTAATGATATACCTATAATTTCTGATTTGTAACCTTGCTCAATAGGAACACCATTTACATTTTCTATAAAAGATGCACGCCTATGTATAGAACTATTCTTAACTTGCCTATGTTTGTACCAACCAGTATTATTATCTATAAAGTCCATCATATCCCAAGCCTTAGATAATACACCATCTTTTGTTAAGAATTCTGTTTCTGCAGCAATAGCATAAGATACAGATTCCCTAAACATATAATAATTACGAACTAACATAGAAGCACCCTTAAAAGAATAACCTTTGCCCCTTGCTTTAATTACTGCAAGATGTCGACCATTTGTTTCTGCTAGTTCTACAGCATCGTAATATGCTCTATCATAGTCCCAAAAATAAGGAAATGATTCGACACGTTCTCTTTTTTTCTTTGTACGCCCATTGCCAAGATCAACTACAATTTCCTTTACAACTATAATTCTGCTATAATTTAAATAGAAGTAATAGTAACCAGATATCCAATCACCATCCTCTGCAATAAATCCATATTGACATCTTTCTAGTTCTGTCGTCCAATACCTTATATATTCACTAGTGCCTGGAGGAGCAAATGTATAAACACCATGCTTATCAAAAAATATAGCAGGTTGCCTAAACTTATCTGAATTAACAGTCTTTTTTAATGGTAGTTCAAACATAAATTACCTTTCAAACATTCCTATACCAGTACCACCCCTAATAGAACCACGTTCCATTTGTTCTTTTTCAACTTTATCTTTTAATGACTCTAATGAAGACACAATGTCGCCTATATCTTTCATAACACTAGATACTTCTTTTAAAGTAAATATAGGTTTACCATTATGATCAACTTTTTTAAAATCAATGCCATTAAAATAATCTGTCATTTTATCACACGTATCCATAGCAGATTGTAATAATCTGGATATAGGACTACTTTGTAGCTCTTTATATTTTGCTATAGCAGTTTTTATTTCATCATCTGGCTGCCAATCAGTAGAATTAAAGTAATCCTTTTTTATCCTATTTTCTCTATCTGTTGTTGGATATGCCATATAAGGAGACCTAAAATCATGTAGAAATACTATATAAGATATTTCATTTACAGCTCGCTCCTTATGTTTGCTTTTATCTCGATCCCATAGAATTCTAAATTCTGGAACCCAAAGTATAGTCGGATTCATCACAACTTTACCTTGCTGAATATCAAATAATTTTATAATTTATTTCCTCCTATTATTTAAACCTCCATACAAATCCACCAGCTGTTTGCCTTTTGAAACGACACACTTCTCCTATATTTCCTTTATTGATATTATTTAAAATACTAGCTTGTGTTATACTATCATATTCATTTAATATAGTATTATTAATGAATTGTAATATTCTTTTATTATTTGTTTTTCTTCCAATACCAGACTTTCTAATTTTTTCAATTACTTCTGGAGTATGTTTATATGAACTATTTTTATAAGCCTCTTTTAATATATTATATTCTGGATTTAATAGATCTATGTAATATTGTTCATATTTTTCTAATATATTTTTTTCAGATAATATAGTAAATTTTAATATTTTGATAATAAAATATTCAATCCCACTATTATTAAATGACTTTTGCAAATGATCATTTGAATGTTGATTTTCTAATAATCTAACTTTATGATCTTTAATTCTATAATATAAATTAATACTTGAACCAACATATATTTTCCCAGACTTATTATTTTTTATACAATATATACCAGGTTTATTAATTATATATTTTCTTAATTTATAAATATCTTTTAACCAAATCATAAAAATAATAAAATAATTTCATACTAGTTATACAATAAAAAAATAGGGGAAGTTACCTACCCCTACATACATTGTTTTAAAACTAAGCCTTTCTCATAGATTTCATCTACATGTCGGATCTTTTTACCATTAAAATTATGCTTCAAAATCATTTGATACTTTTCTTCTGTATCTACATCATATCCATATGATGCTATAATATCTTTAAATGTCTCATAGTTTTTATATATATAAGAAAATTTCCTGGCTCGTTCTTTTGACTTTTTAGACTTTAATACAAATGTACCAAAATACCTTATCCTAATTGGTTTTTCATCGTCTTCACTAACCATTTTTTCCCTAGCAAACTTTAATGGATGATATACTATTTCTTTGATAACCCTATCCTCTTTCATAGATAATAAACCTATAGTATGAATTAGTTCATCCTGCCATTTCTGTTTAACTAATAACATTGCTTTAATCCTAATCCTTTTTCTAATTTATCAATGTTTCTATTTTATTTTCCACTTCTATATTCCTTTATCATACATAATACTTCTACTGTTACATACTGTAATGTATATGCATACACTTCCCATGTAGCTTCAACAAGTGGTGTATTCACCCTATCTAATAACATATGTGTAACATGCCATAATTCATGCTCTAGTAAAGCTATATCAGATGGATCATTAACATCAGGAACAAAAGGTAAATATAATAATAATTGACCATCTATAAATTGTAATGTTCTACCATGATGCCTATTATTTATATCTTTAAATTCTTCATGAGCATCAAAGTCTGGTATAGTTTTCTGTACATGCTTATTTATCTCATCATATGATATACCAAAAGCTACATACAAATCAAATGGATATGGGCTTAATTCTAATGTAGCCCCAAAACCTTTTTGCTTATTTTTTTTCATCAGTGGGTTTATTAAGGTCTAATACAAAATGAATATTAATTTTATTTTCCTTGTCTATAATAGGTTTCATTAACTCTGGTATAAGATAACGCCCATCTGACTGAACTTCTATAATACCAACAGATATAAATTTCTTAACAGCACGAGTTAGATTTGCTTTACTAATATTAGCATTTTTCATAATTAGACGCCTATTATCTGTAGACATGAGATTCTTTAAATCACCGTCCATTTTGGGCTGCCACACTAAGTCGATCTTCATTAACGCACTAAATACGTCTATCTCCCTTGGAGTCAGTTGTAGCAACCCATTTAGGACAGTAATATAAACTCTTGTAAAATTATCCTTCGTTACAAATTTCCTCAGATACATTTTCTTCAGCTTTTTTGGTTACCTCTAATGTCATCTTAGTACCACACTTTTTACAATCTAATACTAATTTATTTTCCTCAGTAGAGGAAGACCCTATGTGGATCTGCAGAGCATTTTCTTCCATTTCTAGAATAACCTCTTCAGACCCACACGAGCACTTCAACTTTAATTCATAATTGTTCATTGTCGCTTTTTTCTTCGTCTATAACAGACATCTTTTCTATAATAACAGGATCTACTACATATTCAAATAATTCCCCAACATATGACTCAACAGTTGCCCTATCTATTGTAGCACTAACTGATTTATATGAATAATAACTACCTATATCAGATTGATTATCTTCTTTTGTATAGGAGAACTCATATACATCATTTTTTGGAGTGTAGTAAAGCCATGACCCTTTAGGTAAGCCCATAACTCCTGATACTAATGTTTTAATTATTAATTTACCTTTTTCCATATTTATAAAGTTTTAGCTTCTGATATACAAGATTTCTTTTCAACTTCAGCACGTCTAGCCAATTCGTTTTCTATAATACTACCTAGTTCTTTATTTTTAATAACAAAACAATTACCATATGTAACAAAAATAACATCCCCTACTTCTACAGTATGCTTAGAACCTTTATCATCTACAAGTGTACCAGAGTCTTCACTAAGAATTAAATTACCATATAGTTTTTTACCATACTGACTGTCATACATATTTTTAACTTCTAATGTCGTAGGATTAATCATTAACAGTTCATCCCCACGAAATTGAGCATATATTATATTTTCCATATTATTTATTTTCATTAGGTGTATTAAACATCATTTCGACCATTAAGGCAAATGCTTTATCTTTAATTATAGTAGGTATCCCTTCTTCAATTATCATAACAACATCCCCTGCTTTAACTTTAAGTTTCTGTCCTTCGGCTGTTACTTTATCTTCGTACATAATAGTACCATCTTCTTTAATTAAATAAAGAGCTTTGTATGTAACCTGGTTAGATTCTTTAGTATGAAGATTAATAACTTTATTTGTTTTTTCGTCCACCTTTAATAATTCGTGGCCATTATTTATATAATATAACATTTTATTCTTTTATTAATTTATTAATATAATCTGTGTAAGTTGTAGGGAGATCTTGGCCTTTGACCTTTTCTGTAAGCTCCCTATACATGATCAAGCTAACTATTGCATGATCTATATGTTTTAACCCTGACTCAGGATCTATTTTGTTGCCTTTCATTACTTCCATTATGTGCCTCATTGCAGCCGCATAATACCTTGTAGGTTGTAAAGATTTATACCAATTAAAGTCATCGTATTTTTTTGAGCCATATGTAAATATTTCTGCAATGCCCTCAAGAGCTGTAATAGGTATTAAATCATACCTTAATTTACCTTGGTCTGCTTTGAGATCATTGTCTGTAATTCTTGCCATATATTTGCCCATATATAATTTAAATCACTATGACCATCTGCTATTTCTTGTTCTATCCTAGAACCATTAAAGTATTTGACTAACATATCAGGATCATCAAACACTGGTATACCGGCTTCTTCAGCAGTAGCTATTTCTTTAAGAGTGCCTTTAGAGTCTTGCCACCCTTTACATAAATATACAGCATCTGCTGCTAATAACCATGGTTGACTATTATCAAAATAGTCACTATATTCAGTGTAATTAAATTTAATACCCATTAAAAGGTCTATAGCAGGAACATATATAGAAAAACCCAACCTACGTAAATGTTCTGCCTCTGTCATCATGTTACTTACATTTTTTAAGTAATCTATAGCCATCGCATTTAGCGGGCCTGCTACATATATTTTTTTCTTATTATTCATCAAACTCAAATGTTAATTCGTTTTCACTATTTGGTGAGTATGACTCACAACCTGTTATTGGAGTAAAGATACCAAGTTCTTCACAGGTTTCTATTACATGATCCCTAATCTCACACTGCCTTATTTTAGCACAATGACCATGAACACATAAGGATATTGCATCATGTATATTCTTTGATGCATTTGCATCGTCTAGCATGGCCATACCACGCCTATATAATATATTACTCATTATTAATAGATTTAGCTATTGCTGCAACTTGGTCACCATAATGAACTAGTATAGGACCTGTAATTGCTTTTGCAGATTTAATACCAAACCAGGATTTAACTTTAAGCCAAAATACATACCTGTTCCACTGTTTAACTAATTTACGTTCGACATACCGTTTCATAACAGGAAGATATGTTGATACCCCAAATGTTTGAACAGCTTTAAGCTCATTTTCTAAAACTTTAATAGCTTTGGCATGTTTATTTATTGCTTTATATAAATCAATTTGTTTTGCCATTATTTATTTATTTAACATTAATTATACGCTAATATAATATAAAAGTTACATTAAAGTGCATAAAAAAGCCAGCTAATTGCTGGCTTTCACATAACAAAATATAACTATAAATATTAAAAATACCAATAGAAATACTATACTAATTTTATTAAGGTCTAAACGTTTGAAAAACCTATTACACATTTATAACTTCAATGGTCTTCCCATCTTGCATAATATAAACCCGTGAAGGGGACATAATAAATAACTCCCTTAGACTTTCGTCATTTTTGAGCAGAGTTAGGTCCAAAAACCTACTATCAATATCACCACTTAATAATGGATCACCTAACTGATGAGTAGGCTTTATTTTGTCAACAATTTCAAAAAACTCATCACTACCTTTATAGGTCTTAAAACTATATGATAGTTCTTCAGCTAAATGAAACACTGTTGAATAATCATTAACTATCTTAATTGCATACATACTTACTTACTTTTTTCATATTTACTTTGTAGGTCCTTAATATAATCATATTTAGCTTTTGGGGATAAAGATTTTAAAATAACCTTTATTGCCTTTAAGTCTTTGTTGGGGACCTTATAACCAACTAAACCTTTAATGTAATTTTTAGCACGTTGTTTTTTTGGAGGTTTATAGGTAACATTTGCTATTGATGGGCGTATAACAACATCGTATTTTTTATGCCAATCTTTGTGACACTCATTGCATAATGTAATTAATGCTGAATGTGGATACTCCCAGGGCTTATGACCATAAACATAATACAAGTGATGAACTACTAAATACTTATCAGTACCACATTTAGTACATTTATGCTGATCCCTAGAAATTATTTTCAACCTCAGTTTCTGCCATTTTGTATCTTTAAGTTGTTTACTGTAATAACTCATTATACTAATTATTAACCAATACTAACCCCTTAAGGACACAATTATGACCTTTTGGCCGCTAGGCGTTTTAGTTTAAGCTTCACCGTCATCGAGTTAATTTCTCCCCTAATACTACATCTTTATCTCATGCCACTTGGGCGGTAGTCCTTGGTTCTTCGACTTAAACCTTTTTACCATCGAGGATCTCCATTCTATTTGAACTCACAAACCCCGACCCGCCATTTCAGATCTCAAATGAGCTTACTTTGGGAAGGATTGGTAACTATTATACGTTAACTATATATAAAAGTTTCACTAAAATTAAAAAGGGGATCAAATAAATTGATTCCCCTAATAGCTTTTATTCACTTACTAAACCAACAATGTCCATTGTCCATATCCAGTATAAGTCTTTATAAAGGTCAAATTTCTTAGCAGATCTATAGTCTACTAATACTTTATCCCCTACCTTATAACCTGTCTTATCATCAGGTGGAAGAGCTACTATTTCTGCAATCTGATACCAATATTTAACATCAACTGCCTTTAATATAGTTTCTTGTATATCTTCTTTTGGGTCTGTGCCCTTATTTTTCTCTTCGTCCAATACTCTTTGCATTTGCTTATATGTTGCAAACTTGCTGCATTTGAGTATGACTCTATTTGTACTAGGGGTAAAATTAACATCCCTAAATTTATAATTTTCTTTCATATTAATTTTCTGAACTGTTATATATTTCTCTTTCTTCGTTCCTGAGTGTTTCAATTCGATCTTCTAACCTCTGCCTTACATAAGGTCTTAATAAATAACCATCGTTATTGTCTTTTTGTAATGTCTTTTGAATATCTTCTATTTCTGTCTGTATTCTATCAATAGTTTTCATTTTATCCTCTTCCTTCATTGTAAATAGTGTTTTTTGTTTATACGCTTATTTTATATCAAAGTTCCATTTAAATAGACAAACAATTAACATTTAGTTATCAAACTTGTAAAAGTTGGTTGCGCATTCAAATTTTTTGTGTATATACCCGCACATCTGGATCACCTAAGAACAATCCCCCGGTGATAGTCAAAGCGGGAAAGTACCCTCCGCATGTAAAAGGGTGCAAACTAAAAACTAAAGCTATGCCAAGAGTTACAAATTCAAACAGTCCAAAATCCTCAGCAGTTGAGGTCATCGCAACAGTTATCGGTGTTCGTGCTAACCTCATATCCAAGGCACATCCTGATAAGCCATTTGGGTTCATCAAGGCAGAGATGCCTGACGGCACATATGTGGATGCCATCACAGAACCTAACGGTGGATTTATACGTGGTGCCAAGTGTGTTGTGAGCATCACCGAAGATAACGGTGTGAAGAAATACAGGGCATATTGATATGAAAATGGGGTGTAATCACCTCATTTTTACCTCTTTCATGCTTAATTCATACTTAACCTAACTTCGATAGTATGTACATTAATAGCTAAATACGAAATACAGGTGTTATGGTAAAGACTTCGGTGTACGAGTTCTACTATAACTTAATTGCTGTACGGCAGCCTGTTTTTTATTTAAAGAATATTAACTAAACACCCAAATAAAATGAAAACAAAAACAACATCAATCTGGTATGGATGGTGGCAAGTATTATCACTCATACTATTTGCAGTTGCAATAGCGTTCTTAATGAACAGCTGTACTTCAAAATCAAGCACAATATACAACCAAAAATACGAAAAATGTGTTGTACTTGAAACATCTCATCCAGTGTATTACATGTACAGTTACACTGAAGGATATAAATACAGACTCAAAAGGATTGAAAACCAAAACACAATCACCACAATGTACAACCCAAATATATGGAATGTAGGTGATACAATCCTATTACGTTTTACTCAACCAGAATAAAGGATATAAGGGTAGGGAGCAATTGTTAATAATTCGGAATTTTCATAATTCATTGGTTTCAAACTCCCTACCCTTTATAATAACACCCAACAATGAAAAAAACAGACAAATTCTACACAAATTGTGGTATTGTAGCTACATTAGCCTTATTATTACTAATTACAACAGGTATATTAGGACCATTGCTAATACATACTGGTAATTTAATCATGGGTTACATAGTTTGTAGCCTTGCTCTCATATCATTCCTTGTAATGATAATTGCACTCATACTATCAATGGGTGAATATAAACCTAAAGACAAACAATCTCCACCTCGACCACATGCAATATTCACAGACGATAGTTTGGCAGCTATAATAGTACTAAAAGAATATAGCTGGGAAGTATACTATTTTGCATCCCTAACAGATGCAGTAAGATATGGTACTGACTTAGCTAAAATCCATAAGCTCGAACATGTATACCTCGAATATATATTAGAAATATATAATCTTGAGCATACAATGATTGTAAAGAAATTAATTGAACAAAGGATATCATGAGCAACTATGGTGAACATTCTACTCAAGCAGATAAATATCGCATAAGAATAGGTAGACCATTAAAAATCGTATCAAGCGAAGCACGTAGACAAACTGGTGATGACTGGTTGTCAGGTAAAAAACTAACAATGGGTGATATAAACAAACACCCTATAACAAAAAAATGAGGTAATATTCCTCATATTATTGCAATTCATAATCATATCAAACACAAATAAACATTTTATCACATGGAGAAAAAGCTCTATCGTGCTATTATTATTGGCACAGAAAAACTTGACTCAAATGGGAACATTGCAAAAGATGCCAATGGTAATCCCATTATTGAGTTCATAAAAACAGCAAGACAACCAAGAGCTGAGTTCAAGAACTTAGCAGGCAGACCACCATCAAAATTTGTTGTTGTAGCCTTATTTGAGGATACAAAAAGCACGCAAACATCAGCAGATGGTGAAGTCATGTTACTTGCCAACGAACAAAGAAAACCTCTTGTAAGGGCCATTCTGGACAACAGATATCCTATGTTGTATCCATTACTTGAACAAGCAGTGAATGACCCAAAAGCTCACACCAAAATCATACCAACACAATTGTTGGCAAAGGTGCTCATACCTGGTAACATTGATACATTTGCAACAGGTTTTGACTATTACGTCAAACGCAGAAATGCTACAACAGGTGTCATGGAACAAGTAATGAATCAGAAACAAAATCCTATATCAGGTAAGATTGAGGAAAAACCACTGATCATGAATACCATCACAGAATTCTGGTATGGTAACGAAGTTGATAACTATGAGATCATGCGTAAAAACGCAATTGAAGCTCACCGAGAAGATGCACATATTGCAAAGCCTGCAGGCACAAAGTCGGACAGAGATGCCGAAATTGAAGCCGCAGAAGCAGCAAGCGCTGAAACAGAAATATCTGCAGCAGCAGCCCAAGCATCACAACAGATTGCAGCTGGTAATATAACCCAGTAAAGCATGAAATCAAGTATCAATAATAAAGGGGTGATAATGTTCACCCCTTTTATAAAAATTAGGGGGTGATAATCAAAGTTAGTGTCAGGCTACAGCCGTTTTACGGATAAGGATCAATACCTTCCCCCCACCTAATAAATTGTAAGCTCAGAGGCAAAAAGTTTAACCTTTGGCATAGTGTTATTTTTCTTTATAACCAACGAGCTTACAATTTAATACATATTTTTTTATTTCCAAAAATAAACCACTAACCTAACCGTAGTGCTTTATAAAAGTAGCCTCAATTTGATGTTGGGTGTTACATCATGGTGTTGTTTTAATAATAACACAAGGCTACTTTTTTCATTTGGCTTTATTTAACCAATATATAAAAACAATCAAACACTACACAATTATGGGAAAATCACTTGTACCTGTATCAGGTTTAAAAAAGAAAGGTTTGCAATTCGTTGCAAAAGCTGGCGGTATCAAATATACCGAATCAATGACTGTTGATGAATTAAAACATCACATCTCATTGCTGAAAGGCAAAAACGCTGAAGCAGCTTCATCAGAAGCATCGAGAGAAAAGACCCAGGGTAACTAACCAAATGAGCCAGACATGAAAGATAATACTTATTGTTTGGCACAAAGAGTGAAAGCTGCAGTAATGCTGCAGCCTTCACTTATTGATGTGCTATTAAAAAAACCAACTACTAATGTTAAAATCGTAGAGTCTACAATGAGACGTCTGCTCCCATATAGGACATCAGTAGAAATTGAACATATTGGTTTCAAGAACATAGCTATAATAAGGAAAAAGCTAAGTCCTCTTGTAGAACATAATAAATTTATAGTAGAGTGCAGTATGGATTGTGATGAAATAGAATCAAGACTATCAGTATTTACACCAACTGCTTTACCAAATTTATATAATAGTTTAGAAGTATTAAAAAAATATGGTAAAGTAGATAATGATGGTTCGATACATGTACACGTTGACATATCTAATTGGCTTAACACTAATGAAGAAACATTAAAAAGGAATTTATTAGGTATCATGAACTTATGTGAGTATGGTATCTCTGATGAAGTAGTAAAAATAGGCCATGAGATATTAAATGAATCAGCAAAAATAGCCAATCTATATATAGATCCTAGTCGATTTAATAATACAACAGGTTGTATAACTGATAGGAATATCAAAAGTTGTAATAATATAAGATCTATATCATATATTTATTCTTTGTATGCTCATACATACTTAAGTGATATACAAAAAAACATAGACCTAAAATACAATAGCAATAATGAAATTTATTACAAAAGAAAGGAATTAGGTTTACCAACATCAGCAAGAAAAGCAGTATGGATTAGCATAAGACTCAATATTAAATCAATCGAAATAAGGACATTTCCTTGTTCTCTTGATTACGAAACAATTGTTGAATTTATGATTGAATCCAATAAACTTGTTAAAAAGATTTTGAATTACATTGAATATTTAGGAAACAAAGCTATAAAAGCAGACGAGTTCTGGTTAAGATAGTTCTAACATTATATTTAAGCAAGATGTAATATAATGTATCTTTGTTTCTTCTAAATAGATGGGAGTAGCTACCCATGCAGGGGTGTATATCCCTGTGAAAATATATTCTATATTATAAATCGCTTCGGCCTACTATAATATATAAATAGAATAGATTAAATAAACAACACCATTAAGACAAAAGTATAAGCTAGCACTTTAGTCTGAATGAAATGAGACGGTGTTAATTCTTGCTAATTAGTCTCATAACCTAATACTAAAAACAATATGAAATGATATTCTGGTGCACAGAAAAAATAGAATATTGTAATAACATTAGGATAATAAAATTTTTAAGGATTTGCTCAGATGGTATATGCGGTTAGTGCATACATCTTATTAACTTGATGTAGATAGGTAGTTCGACCCTACCCTGAGCAACTCATTTAACATTTAATAAAATGTCTAAACCAACAAAATTACAAAAGGAAATACTTGAAGTCATACGTGAAGAACTTGATTTCATGAAAAAATGTAACGATATTAATTCATCTTCTGTATATAAAGAAATTGATAAAATTACAGAAAGTATGATAAATGGTACTATGGATCCTCAATTAACTAAACAACAAGCAGGTAAATTGAGTGATATACTATATGAAATTGTAACACAAATAAGGGACCTTGAAAGATGATATGGTTATTCTTACTATATTTTGCAACAATATTCTTTACAATACAAACAATAAGGATGATAATACTTGAAATTCTTCAAAGTAAAGTATCTTATATTGATTCGGATTATTTTTCATATGTATGGTATATACCAACATGTATACTATGGGCCATTTGTTTAATAATCTAAAATTATGGGGGTGACCTGGTTTTGACAGCATAATGAATGTATTTACTGCAATGGCTAATGCTCAATTAGCATAAAATGAGCAAACCAAATAAACGACAATACAATTATTGTACGTATGAATAGTGAGCTCAGAATGAGTGCATAATTCATTTGGGTGCTACATCCATGAAACATAAGTAGCAACAGATTTAGTTATTAGATTAAATAACTTGGTGGAGCTGGTTCGCAAACCAGTACGTCCCAGTTGTCTGTTCACAACAGAATATCATTGTAGTATGTAAGTATTAGTAGTTTTGTCTGGACAGGGGTTCGACTCAATGGGTCGACTGTTTAGTAATAAACAGATATAAAATTGGATGAATTCAAGGAAAACTAAAATAGGTAATATAAATATTACCTATCATGTCAATCTTGAGCTAAGCGTACAGAGTACGAAAGTGCAGAGACTACTGGAGTATAGCGATATACTTAATTACCAGTTAAAGCGTCCAACTCCTTATAAACTAATTATATAAGGATGATGAAATAGTCCGTACTCTATTGAAAAATAGAGAAAAACTGATTCTCAAATTCTTCATATTCTAATAGAAGTTCTTTAGTATATTTACCGTTTCTTGGTATTATATTAATTAATTTTGTTTGAATAAGATTAATTCGAAATCTTTTTTTGGGATGTATAGAATTTATATATTTTGTAATTAATAATATTTTGGGCAAATATGTATACCTAAGTTCATAATTAACAAAATTATTTTGAACTTTTTTACATATAAATCCTTTAATATTTAATTCTTTTTGTATAAACTCTTTTATTTCTATTAAAATATTTTTTTCATTATTTGAAAAAGATAATTGTGGTGTTTTCATACCATTTTTATGTACTTTTACAAAGGTTATTGATCCATCTGCATCAAAAAAACCTGAAATATAATTCCAATTCATATATTAATTTATAATATATACGGAATAGGGTTCAAAAAGTTACATAGTCCAGAAATAAATACATCTTAACACAAAGCCCCTCACCTCCACAAAAAATAATTAATAAATAAAAAGAAAATGAGCGGAGGACATTTTGATTATGACCAATATAAAATAGGTTGTATAGCAGATTCTATAGAACAAATAATCCAAAATAATAAGAATCTCAAAGAACCTGAAATACCTTTTTCTGATGAAGTATTAAGTAAGTTCAAAGAAGGAATAAAAGTATTACGTATAGCACAAATATATGCTCAATATATAGATTGGCTATTAGAAGGTGATCTTAGTGAAGAATCATTTTTAGAAATGTTACAAAATGATATAATCACTAAAACAGAAGAAAGATGACAGACAACGAAAGAAAACAGGCAGAGGAAATATTGCGCAATGAATTAAATATTGCTCGATTAAGCCCACTACAATTTGACGGAATAATGTGGTCTATGAAAGCTTTTGCCGACCTCAAGGTAGCTGAGGCAATAAAAGGAATGTATCCAAAAGAGTTTATTGAATGGGCAGTAATAAATTGTAGAGCAGAAGGAAATACAAGTTTATGGCTTTATAATTATGATGATAAAACTGAAACCTATCTGAATGTTAGTACTACCGATGAACTTTTTGAATACTGGGAACAAAACATTAACAACTAACAGCAAAAAATTAAAATTGTAGAGATAGCTCAGTGGGTTAGAGCACACTATTAGGAATGAAAGATGTCATAGAATGTAAAGGATAATTTGAAACAGATGCGTTATACTCCTTTATCCGCAAAGATTACAGGCGGAATTTTGTTATTAATGACGATTTTAACAAAATATAAAGCAATATGTAACAGTTACGTTGTTACTATAATACAACGGATTCTTTCAATTACATGAGTGAAGTCGATGAGTTCGAATCCATCTCTCTACACAAATGGCAAGATGGCGGAATTGGTAGACGCTAATAATAGACTATGACTAATGAGATATTTTATGGGTCATGTACAAATATCGTGTAGGTTCGAATCCTACTCTTGCCACAAACTAAATAATTAACACCTATGCAAAAACCTTACACTTTCACAGCATCAAGAGCATTATCTAATGCTATAAAATTTCATCAACCATTAATAGATGAAATACAAAACAAAATAGACGAATTAAGTACATTAGGTAAAGACTTTTATGATTTACCTATAAACACGCCTGTTACTGTTATAAGATATTTCGAAGATCAAGGATTTGTTCCATTTACAATGTCTTTAGTTGATTATAAATGGTATAGAATATCATGGCTAATGAAACAATAATAACAGATCAAGATCTAATTAAACAAGTATTAGAAGGAGATAATAACTCATTTAATATATTGGTTAATAGATATAAAGCTTCTTTATATTGGGTTATATATAAAGTTGTAGGAAATGCTACAGATTCTGAAGATTTAACATCAGAATGTATTATAAAAGCATATAAAAACTTAAATACTTATTCTAATGAATATGCTTTTAGTACATGGTTGCATAAAATAGGATACAATAGAGCTATTGATTTTGTAAGAAATCGTAATAAACAGCCAAATTCTATTAACAACAGTATTTCTATTGAAGATAATATATCAAATTCTATATCATCATCAGAATCTTCTATTGAAGACAAAATGATAGAATTGGAATTAAATGATATTATTGGCAATGGCATAAGTCAATTAAAACCTTTTCATAGATCTTTGATTCATATGAGATTCTTTCAAGATATGACATATGAAGAGATATCTAAAAAATTAAATAAACCAGTAGGCACAATTAAAACTGGATTATTCAGAGCAAAAAAGATTCTTTACAAACTAATGAAAGACAATAAAAATCTAAAAGGATGAAAAAAGAAAAAAAACTTCCACTAAGTTATGTTGCTATTATGAATAATCCAAAAGCATTGGATATTTATAATAATATTATTGGTAAAATGAATGCTATCCAAGGTATTCATCCTATTGAACACAAAGATGGGATGGGTAACAACACAAGAACTCAATGGTATTATGGTTCAGCTATGGATGCTCCAATGTTGAAACCAATTGTACGTTCAACAACACATAGTAATACTATTGGTTCATTACAACTATCAACTTTACATGAAGTAAAGAAAGAGTTAAGTAAATTAGCTCTTGATGAAGACATTAAAAAGGAAACAAGCATTAAAATTCAAGAAGGCATAAATATTATAACATCAAAAAAAGATAAGCCATCTACAGAATTTGATTTGCTCAAAATACTTCATACAAAGAAAATAGGTATATACTCCCCTACATTACGAAAAAAACATACTTCTCAATACGAAAAACATTTGGTTAAACAAATAGGTAGGAGAAGAGCTAATGCAAAAATGAAAAAATATGCCAATAGCAATTAACCAAAATCGTAATCCATGGGATAATCCATTTAAGTGGTTTATTATATATGGGATAATAATAATAATATTCCTAATAATATGTGGAATACTTGAAAAATAAAGACAACACTCACTGAAGGTAAACAGTAATAAGTGTATTAGCCAATCAATGATAGCATTGTTGCATCATATTATGCAGTTCTTCCAAGAGAACGTTGTTTACTGGATGATACATTGGAATATTGGATGTTAAGCTTGCTTAAATAGATATTCAGATGTATATCATCGCTTGGAATGATTGAGTGTTGTTTCTTATAAGCCCCAGTGTCGTAATAGGTAGCCGAGACAGACTTAAAATCTGTTGATCCTTGTGGTCGTGGAGGTTCAAGTCCTCTTTGGGGCACAAATAATTAATTAAAATAAAATGAAACATACTCCTGAATCAGATCAACAATTTTTAGATAAATTTGTTGAACGTTTAAAAAAGATAGGAATAGAAGTAATATTACATGCTAATTATCCATGGATCTATATTTATAGCATTAATGGTAAAAAAGTTACTGAAAAATTTCAAGGTAATCATGGTTTTACAGTAGCATTCTTTCCAGTAAATGTAAATAATCCACCATATTTTACTGATATTACTGAAATATTTAAACTAATAAGAAAGTATATATCATGAAAACAGAAGATCCTTTGAGATGTTTTAAAGCATTAATGATATGGATTCCAATAGGAATTATATTATGGTTTATAATACTAATATGTATATTATGAAAATAAGATATGTTATTAAACAATATCAACAATGTGGTCTTGTTAGTTATTATAACAGACTTTTTGATATGTGGACAACTAATATTAACTCTATAAATATACCGGCTACACAATATATGTCTGAACAAGATGCTGAAATAGCTATGATACCTTATTGTGGAAGTGTTGTTTTTGAAATAGTTAAGCTCTATATAAAGGAAGAATAAATAATAATTCACTTTTTATAAACACTTAAAAACAAATCAAATGGCAGAAATTACAAGTACAAGTCCAAAAATGAAGTTGATGAAATATTTATCAACAGATAAAACTGGAAAAGATGGTTCTATGGTTGAAAAAAAGGAAGCCATGGAAGTAATTGAAGAATTTGCTCAGGAGAAAATGGGCAAATCAACAAAGGAAATGACTGCTGAAGAACAGGAAACATTCTTCAACTGGGCTGCAAAAGGCACACCTCTGGAAGCTGAAATACGTGAACAGGTAAAAGTTGCCAAAGCAGCATAAAATATAAATAGTTGTCGTAGCAAATACTTCTTCCAGAAATGGATATCTGCAGGGTAGTCGAAAGACGAGGATAAGATGTGCATCCTATTTACTGTTCACGGACAGAAATGAACAGAGAAAATTGTAGCTAAGTAGATTTTCCGACAACTATTTATTAATTGATCCATGGTGTAATTGGTAACACGTATCCCTTTGGAGGATAAAAGTTCTGGTTCGAGCCCAGGTGGATCAACTAATCACTAACCCTAAAGTGAAATATAATGAGTAAAAATTTAGCAAATGAGGATTTAATGTCACTACTTGACGATACTCCTCCAAAAATCAAAATTAAACGAAAATCAAAAAATGGTAACGTTGATAACAAAAGAGTCGCTAAGAAGAACTCTAAAAAGTCTTTTAGAAAAGCTCGAAGAAAACAACAAACCAATCCAAACTGGTAAAGTTAAAGCTGTATCAATCTCTATTGAAAGAAAAAATGGAGAAGTTGATTATCATGAAGGTGAAACAGTTTTTACCAAAAGAGGAGTTGGTGTTGTTGAAGGTAAAGTTTGGCCAACAGGCAATAATAGAGGTGTTCTAATACAAGTACGTCATAGAAAAAGTGGTAATAAGAAAAATACAAGAGTTAATTATCATCCTAAAGATGTAATGAAACTTTTAGTAGTAGATAAAGATGGTAATCAAATACCTATATCTCCTATGTTTTATGACCATTTAGTAATGAGTATTGGTAAAAATATAGAATATTATCAAAATGTCAGGAAAACAGCCATGCTAACTAAAAAACAGCAACATTTACTCGAAAGAGATAAGATTGCTAGTCTTAAAGGCGCTTATAACTATTTAAAGTCTCTTGAAGACAAAGGACTACTTTGGTAAAAAATCAAACTTAAAAAATAATCAATCGTGGATACAGCTAAAAATTTAGTACATCTTGAAGTCGTAAAAGATATGGTGGATCAAGAAGTTAATGTCTTAAAAGAGATATTATTAACAGATCCTACAAGAATTAATTCTGCCATAGACATATGGACCAAAAAGAAACAAAAAGAAAGCTCTGAAGAAGAGAAAGCAAGATGTGATAAAAATATTGCCAATCTATATAATATATTAGAAAAAGCAATTAACACTACAATTAGTGTTTATAACATCGAAACAGAGAAAATAGTAGAACCTACTATTAAAAAGGAACTTGCTATAGTTCATCAACCTCCTGTAACAGAAACAGTAGAAGTAATAGAAAAAGAAAAAACTGTTTCGGAAGAAAATCGGTCAAAAACTGCATTAAGAGTTGTCAAAGATGAAGACGATCTTGCAACTAAATATGCAAACATAATTAAATCATTAAGTATTGATGATTTAAAGAAACATTTTATTACTTTAACACAGGAAGATGCAACTGAAGCTGCTCATTATATTCTTTCTAATGGATTATATCATGCAACTAATCCAAAAAAATGGGAAGAGAACAAAATTAATGGCTTTTTAAAAGAAGTTGCTAAAGCAAAACTTAAAAAAGAAAAAATACAAAATGTTGTTAATGAAAGTATTAGTCTTGATGAAAAATATAAGGATTCTATCAATAAATATACTTTAGCTGAAATTGGTGAAAAAATTAGAAATTATGTTTCTAATGATAAAGCAACAGAAGCTCTGGAGTTTGCAACATATATTCTTTCTAAAAAGGCATATATTGACGCAGAAAAAGAAGATATTGAATGGACACTTGAATCAATAACAACATTTATTGACCAAGTTGTTACAGGTATGTCTTCAGAAGTAGTCATTGAAGATGCAAAAGTTGTAGAGGAGAACGCACCATTCTGGGATATAACCTACAATGAAATTTATTCAATGATTGATAAAGCAGCATTACAAGAAGGTGCGACATTGGAATCTGTAAAGAATACATTTGTTGAATTCATGAACGCTAATACTGAAAAAAGTATTGAAAAAATTGATGATTTAGTTAAAGAATCAAATTTAGATACTGTATGGAATGATTTATTTGCTCAAACTATAGAATATAGAATTAGTGTTCGTAAAGAAAAAGAAGATCTTGCTAAATTTGAAAAAGAAAATGTTGAACAAAAAGAAACTATTCTTGAAGATTTTTGCAAAACTAATATAATTGGTAAAAAGACAGAATTAGAAGAACAACGAGATTTTGCTCTTTTAACAATAAAAGATTTAAAAAAACGTCTTGTAGAAGCAGGATGGAAAAATACTGATCTTACTATAGCAAGAGATCTTGTTAAAAAACTTGCAGAAAAAGTTGGGGTAAATGTAAAATATTTTATAGAAAAAAAGAAGGAACCTGAACAATCCCCCTCTCCTTCAGAAACAGAAACAAATACTCCGGAAAAGATGGTTATTATTGGCCCTCAAGTTTCTGTTGATAATAAATTTCCGGAAATTAAAGAAGAGATTGAAAATGCTAAGTACTTAGAAGATGTATATTTTTTAAGCAAGAAGTATATAACTGATGAGGATAAGAATGCATATGTATTGCAATTAATTGCCAATGCTTTTGCAGATAAAAAAGTGTTTGAAACAGCTAATTCTACAGAACCTCTTGATTGGACAATTGAACAAGTTCAAACATGGTTAAATTCTGGAATAGAGACTGAAAAACCTCTTGTTGATGCACAAACAGATATAAATCCAAAGATAGAAGAAACTCCTGTAGAAAATGCAGTAGTTGATCCTAAAAATGAATGGAAAAAAATCTTTTGTGCTGCAAATAAAAGAGAAAAATTTATTAACGCAGTTGTAGATTTTATTAAAAAGTCAAAAGACGAAGGAAAAGACATAAAAACTATTCGTTCTGAAACTGTTGAACTTATACAATATGCAGCTCGTAATAATAAAAAGTCTTTTGCTAGATCTAGTTATAAAAACGCTCAGGAAGGAGAACTTCATAATACCATAAATAAAATTGCTATAAACGCAGAAATTGAAGGTTTTATGAACGAACCTAAACACTAACAATATTTAGGTGTGACACTTAAAAAATCTATTCAAATTTAATTATTTTAATAATATATAGTTCATCCTTTTCTGTATATTTAAAAATAATTACAATAAGAGTAGGCTAATATCTGAAAAGATAGGTGTCACACCTCTTTTTTTAAAAATCAAAAAAAATGAAAAAAGAACAATCAATTTGTAAACGAATTATTTTCCTATCAGAGCAAATAGCCCTGCACAGAAAAATGAATAAGCGACAAAAAGATAATAAATTCATTTATAGTAGATTAGCGTCTTCTCCCCCATCTGCTGTGTATATTAATTCTATAATAGAAGAAAGTAATCATTTTATAGAAGAATATCAAAATGATATTAAACGCTTAATGTTGCCGCTATTAAAAGGTATTGAATTCGATATGACAATCGATCATTTATCTTCAAGAGATATTTATCGTGGTTATATAGAATTATATGATCTCTCAGGTAAAGAATATATACTATTCTTTAAATCCTTTAATACTGGTCCCATATATATAGAAGAAGGTTCTTTAATGTTAAACGATAATGATCAATTGTCTAAAATATTAGAGGAAATTAAACCTATAAAGAAAGACCCAGAAATAAAAACTTTATTTGATGTTATTATGAATCAAAAATGAATAATATGGATAATCCAATTGTTGTAAAAGCTGGTCTGTCAGAAGTAGATAAAGATCTTTTAAGATACTTATTTCACTTAAAGGCAGTTAGTTTAGAATACGCAGAAACTCCAGTAGGTACATATTCTGTAGCAAGAAGAATCAATGATACTGCATATAGAATTATTGATTTTATGGATGATTTCTCTAGGAGAGATTCTTTCTTTTTTATATTTTTAGGAGATGAAAGAGAAGAAAATCTCAAATTAGTATGTAATACTGTTGTAGAAAAAAGTGATAAAACAAAATATTTTGCTATAAAAATAGATATAACATGGCAAGATTTTGCAGTAAGTCAACTAACATTAGGTGGTAAAATGTTTACTAAAATAAGATAATATGTGGGACTACGTCAACAGAATATCTGATATAATAAACGAGTTATCATTGAAAGACAGAAACGAATTAAGTGGTTGTTTAGACTTCATAGAAAATAAGATAAAGGTAGAAGATACACCAGTTGTATTTATTACTAATATTAATTCAAATGTTATTATGAGACTAGCTCTCATGACAGCAGGAAAAGTATTTTATGTTGTCCCTACAACGATGACAAGTTCTGAAATAATTTCTTGTCTTACTGAAATTGTTAATCCAGTTGTTATAACAGATAATATAGAAAATATTAAATGTAACATTAAATTTGCAAAAATATATGAATATGATATAGTTTGTAATTTTTATTCAGGTGATTTTTCATTATCATCCTATAAAATAGAACAATCTTTTAAGATGATATTATATTCTAACTCATTGAATACAATATCTACTGATCAACATATATTCATTGCAATATTTGATAATTTAATAGAAACTCTTAAAAAAGAAAATCTTTTAAACAAAGCCCTTCATTACGCATGTGACTTTAAGGATGACTTTTTTATATTTTATTTAGTTTTATTATATAGTAATAAAAATATAGTAAGTTTTAACATTAGTTCAGATTTATTATATAGTAATACTATTAACAAAAAAAATAAAACTGCAAATAACAGTAGAGTTCTATATATAAGTTATCAAGCTTACAGAGATATTTGGAAAGAAGTTTTATCATCAACATTACAAAACAAACTACTATTTAAGTGGTTTTTTAATAAATGGTTAGGTAGAATCATTATATATTTAATAATCAGAAAATTTGAAAGATATTTTAAACCTTTTAAAAATATAATAGTAATAGGATTGATAACAGATCCTATCTTGGCAGAAGTATCAGAAAAGTTAAGACATTCTTTGGTATATAATACATATGGAGAACAATCTTCATTAATGTTTTTTGGTATATCAAAACAACCTGGTAGCATTTGTTTGTCACCAAGTTTAACAACATTGTCAATGTCTTTGAAGGATAATAGGAAAATATACTCAATTTTATCTGATAAAGAAAATATATCTTCTTCTACTGAAACATCACAACTTGTAATGACCATAAGAGGATCAAACTTTCTTAAATCAATAACCACAAAAGACTTATTTACAGTCAAAAATGGTTTTGCAAAATTCCTTGGTTACGCATTCTCCAATGGCGTATGCCCAGCGTACGTAGAATCAATATTTAATTCATTTCCTTTTATTAAGGACTCTGCACTAGTATGGTGGAAAAATAAATATATCTTATTATTAGATATAGATGAAGCTATGCTTGATGCAAACAGAATTAACTATCTCTTTTTTAATAAAATAATGAAGGGACAAGTAAAAAAGGTAAATCAAGAGTTATTACCTGAAGCAATTCAGATAAGTACTTTTGGACAAATCCCATCAATGGTGCTTAAATACAACCGTTGGGGTCTATTGGATAAAGAATTTCTATATAAAGTAGAACTCTTTAATCAATAGCGGAGACGATAAGATGACGTATGTATATTAGTAAGTGAGGTAGGTCTACCAGTGACTGAGAATCTACTGAAAGTATTGACGTGTTACAATTGTGCGATGCACTGAACAAACATATCTAATAGTCTATACTACTAATAATTTTATAGGCGTAAGGGACAGCAAATCTCTTAGATGATATGCCCATGCTGTGCTGATGTTAATGTAATATTAACTAAAAGCAATAGACTTTGCCCACATTCATCTTATTAATAAAGTATACTCGTAGCGACAGGGTGGAATTCCCAGTGAAAAATTAATGTCTCTAAGGCTACAGACTAGATGTAAAATTTGTACTAGAAATGAGAGCAAAAGCAATCAATGCTAAATGTACCGTGTTTGTTAACTACACGTAAATATAAGTTATAACGACTACCAGTAACCAAATCTGGGTTGATAAAAAACTAGGAACTAACGCTTCAATAACTGAAGAATAACTAGTGATATGTCGAAAAATTATATACTACAATTAGTTGCTAGTAAATTAGGTGCTCGGCAGAGCTTCGGGGGTTGGAATCCTTCCATGCGATGATATCAAATGTATCCAAGGGAGTGCAAAGGAACCTGATGCCTATGAAGTAATAGTTGCAAATATTATGGATTATAGGTACAACTTAATTGAGCTTTAGTATATAATGATTTATTAGGTTTAATATTGTAGATTAAATATGTTAGACTGCACAGATAATATATTGGTGTAAAATAGGAATATATTACAGCAAGTAACGTCGAAAAATATTAAACAAGCCAGACTGAGTTGGTGCGTACTCAGACACGCAGTTGATGACGTATTATCGATTGTATATTATTTTAGGAATGCGAAATCTATTAGATGAACCATTATTCACCTAATAAGCTAGTGTGAAAACTGTTGGGTTTATGCCTACAGTTGGCATAAGCAAAGTAGGATCAACAATGGGATATTGATCCGTCTAGTAGTAGCTGCCAGGGTGAAATCTGGAACACGGGTGTTAGTAATAACGACGTTAAAGAAATTCTATGTAATAGCACAATTTATAATAAAGAGACCGAGCAAAGAAATGGCATAGGAATATGCCAATCTACAAAATTAATTGTATGTTCATTGAAAGAACACAACTCTATGCTATAATAGGCTAGTATTTTAAATACTTAACTATTAACGTTATAGCGTAGAGTGCATAAACAACAACATAATGAGCAAGTTAACTACATGCTTAAAAGCAACAGAGAAGAAATAAGTGTGAATTACTTGTCTGAAGACAAGGTTGCATTCTTCGATTGTTTATGACTCTACTTATTTTTTAATTAATAACCACATAAAATGAAAACAAAATACTATTTCGAACTAACTAAAAGTTATGTTCCAAAAGTAAAAGGTGGTGTATTAATTGAAGATTCAAACGTTGGTGGAATAAAAAATTCATATAACATTTATTCAATTATCTATATAAGATTATTTAATAAATGTGAAATACCTTTGTACAAACGCTTTCTTGGTACTCAAGCGTTTCTTAAGCCATATAAAAAACTGTGGCCTAAAAAAGTAAATAGACTACCAAAGATATATTGGGGAAGACACCCAATATATATTAATATGTGGCTCTTGTTAATTGGAGACTATGATAATTTAAAACAATCTATTGAGAAAAAGAGTGTATTAGCATATAGTTGCACAACTCAATCTGCTATTGTTACAATATATCAAGCTTCATTTGAGTCAAAAATATTAAAAAAACATTTGGAATCAAATAAATCTTTTAGTATAAATCAAAAAAACTAAAATCATGGCAAAAACAAAAACAGAATCGGCAGGTTTAAAAATTGATTTAACATCAATAGAAATTCGCAAAAGAATTCCAATGATGTATACAGACGCATATGTACTAAAACTACAAGATGCTGAAGAAGGCGTAGCGGAAGGTAACGTCATTAATAATATTGATGTTACAGGTTTTGCTGTTATTGTTCCCGTAAACGTAACAAGCCTTAATACTTTATCAGATGGTAAAACTTTACGTGTCAATGGAGATATTGACATTGATCTTAGTATTCCTGAAGACGAAGTTGGAATTTTTGATAAGTTATATATTGATAAAAGCGAAGCAATTCAGGATTGGAAAACCTTTATGGAAGAAAAGGTTACAAATGCTGAGAAAATTCGTGAATCATACAATAACCTTGTTGGTTTCCTTAGAAATCAGCTTAAAGAAGAAATGTACTAGTATGAGGAAATTCTTAGGAGTTTTAGTAATAGCAATACTATCCTTGTTTGCATTAAATGCACAGGGATCAGTTGAAAGAATATCTGCCGATACATTAAAACTTAATGTTCAGATAAAAACAACAGATATAAAGTTACCTATACAGGACGTTAGCTCAATTTACAATCAAATAAATGAGTTAAAAACCTCAAATAAAACAGAATACGATGCTATGGCAGCATATTTAGAAGTATTAAGCAACAAAATTGATAATGTTGTTTATAAAGAAAATGATGCTAAAATATCTTACATAACATCAAATTTTGGTATGACAAAGGACGATATAAGTAAAGCTGTTCAGCGAACAAACACAAATAAAGCTATTTCAATAGGTATTCCTCTTTTACTATTAATATATTTATGGCTAAAAGTATTGCGTGTACGTCACATCGAAGCAACACATGCTACACTTTTTGTTGTAATAGGATTAATTTTATCTATTGTTACAGCATTTCTTCTTTATACAGGGCTTCAAAGTCTATTTAATCCTGACGCAGCTGTACTACATCAATTACAAGAACTTTTATAAGGGACTATGATAAGCAATACTTTCGCTTTGCCAAAGCTTTATAGAAAAAAGCTAAAAGAAGTGATAAAGTATTCAAGTATTTTCTTTGAGTTTAAATATGTTAGAATTACTAAGTCTGGTAATGTATTACTTGCTAAAAATGTAATTCAATACATATTTAAACCAAAGAAAATTGACTTAAAAATACTTTTGTCTCTTCTAGACTCAAATATTGCTAATGATAACAATTCTATTCGTGAAAAAATAGATTGTTTGTATGCAACAACGGTAGCGAAACAATATAACTTATCTTCTGTTAAAAATAATAGTATTTCATTAAGGGAACTATTACGTAGAGGAGCTATTAAAGAACCTCTATATGTTGAATATTATATAAATAACATTTATGGTTATGTAAAGGATAAACATTCCGTTCTAGTACTTAGTATTATAACGATGCTTGATTCTGCCAAGAATGTAGCTATTGATTCAACTAACAGAGTAGAAGTTATAATTAAAAACGCTATACTCAGGGAACTTTCATTATTAAGATCTCCCCCAAATAGAATTAGTTTAGGATTGCTTAAAGCAGGATAAACTATATAAAATAAGTAGGTGGTAGTCTAATAAGGCTACCATCTATCTTATTTTTGAATACCTATAATTTCTAATTTTTACTTATTACACTGTAACATAATAATAATTACAGCGTACAATATAAGCCGGCTTTCATCAAATTGTTGGAAAGTTAGTATATCGACTGAAGAGATATACAAATATGAACCAAATCTTTAGTTATGAAGAAACTTCTTATAACTTTAGGTATGATCATATTCTCGACATTAAATAGTTTCGCTCCGATACTAGATGAAGAAAGAATAGAAAATACTATAAAGTTAGAAAAAGTGGTAAACATTAGTAAAGAACTAGACATCAATCATATTGGTATATCAAATATTCCATTATATCCTTTCATTGAAATTGACACTACAAAAAATTTCAAATTATCAAGTAAATTCGGTTATAGGATGCATCCTATACTAAATGTAGTTTTGTTACATTCTGGTATAGATGTTATTGTAGAAAAAAATGAGCCTATTATGGCTTCTGGTTCTGGTCAAGTAGTAAGAGTTGAATATTCCAAATTCGGTTATGGTAACAACATAATCATTAAACATAATGATGAATATAGTACACTATATGCTCATCTAAATGAAATAAAAATCAAAGAAGGAGATTATGTACATTTTGGAGATGTTATCGGCCTTGGTGGTCAAACTGGCCTCGTATGGGGTAAAAGTTGTCATCTTCATTTTGAATTAAGGCAAAATAATTACGCAATTAATCCGCTAAAATTCATTGGTGCAAAAACAGGAAATGAATTTGCATACAAAATGTATCAATTAAAAGAAATAAATGATTACTTATTTGGAGTAAGTTAAATAGAGACACAGGCACTCTATGAACAAAAATCAACTAATATGAAATTTACAGAAAAAATAATAAAACTTGAAAAACTAATTGAAACAAAAGTCGATCTTGAAATTTTAATAAGAAGAAATATTCAAAAGAAGGAGGATTTATTATTCTCAAAAGATTTTGATGTTCAAAAGATTAAAGATATAGATGAGACTATAGCCACAATCGATGAGCAACTCGTAGAAGTAAAACTTGCAATTCAGCAAGCTAATACTAACGATGTGCATGCGGATGGCAATACTAATAATTATTACATTTATAAATTATCCGCATTAAATAGAAAATTGGCATCTCTTAGGGATTTAGAAAGAAAAGGCGAAAATAATTTACTTTTATTTGATAAAGTTTCAGTAAAAGGTAAATTTGGTAATCATAATTCTAAAATTCGTGAACGTCTTACAACAAAAAAAGAAATTGAAAAACGTTTAAAAGAGATTGCTGCAAGTATTGCCGATTTGGAGAAATCTATTACTGAAATTAAAACTAAATTATCAGAGTTTAATAATCGTATCGAAATTAAAGTAAAAGTTTTTGAAGGTTTTGAAGAAATAAAAAATCTTAATTAATTATATAAGCGGGTTATATACAATTTATAGATGGCAGAAAGAGACCATTATGGAAAGCATCTCAATCTCTCTATAAATTACTAATAAGCTTTATTAGCATATAACCCGCTATTTTTATCTACATATATGAAAAGTTTTGAACTATCTGATAATTTTATAAAAAAATATAAAACATTAGATCCTGGTTTTGGATTTAATGGACTAGGTGAAATAACATTTTACCGAACATATTCACGTCAAAAAGACGATGGAGTTAATGAACAATGGTATGAAGTAGTACGTAGAGTAGTAGAAGGTTCTTTCTCTATGCAAAAAAATCATATCACAGAATATAATCTAGGCTGGGATGAAGAGAAGGCTCAAATTCAAGCGCAAGAAATGTATGATAGAATCTTCAAAATGAAATTTTTACCTAGTGGTAGATCCCTTTGGGTTATGGGCACAGATGCTATTTATAAAAAGGGTCTTTATGCTGCACTTAACGCTTGTTCATTTGTATCTACAAAAGATTTAGAAAAAGAAATGACTAAACCTTTTGAATATATGATGGACATGTCGATGTTAGGGTGTGGTGTCGGATTTGATGTAAAAGGAGCTGGCCAATTATTAATAAGAAAACCAAAAGGTGAATTTAAATACCAAATACCTGATACAAGAGAAGGTTGGGTAGAATCCTTAAAATTTTTATTAGAAGCATATTTTATAGGATCTTCTTTACCTATATTTGATTATAGTCTATTAAGAAAAAAAGGAGAATTAATAAAAACATTTGGTGGTAAATCATCTGGTCCAGAACCATTGATTAAATTACACAAACAAATTATAGACAACCTTAGTAAAAAAATAGGTAACAAAATAACAGCAACTGATATTACTGATATAATGAATCAAATCGGTTGTTGTGTTGTAGCAGGCAATGTTCGTAGATCTGCACAAATAGCATTAGGTGATCCTACTGATGAATTTCTTAAATTAAAAGATTATCACTGGGATACTTTAAATTATAAATATTATGGATCAAATTCCAAACGAGCAGAATGGGGTTGGTCATCTAATAACACAGTATTTTCAGAAATAGGAGACAATTATGAAGATTTAGCAGAACAAGTTGCTGTTAATGGTGAACCTGGATTTTTCTGGATAAATAATACTCATAATTATGCTCGAATGAATGGTGTAGTTGATACTACAGATAATAGAGCAGAAGGCACAAATCCTTGCGGCGAGCAACCATTAGAATCATATGAGATGTGTTGTTTAGTTGAAACATTTCCTACAAGACATGAAAGTCTCGAAGATTTTTTAAAAACATTAAAATATGCATATTTATTTGCTAAAACAGTTACATTAGGCAAAAGCCATTGGGCTGATACAAATAGAGTACAAATGAGAAATAGACGTATAGGAACATCTATAAGTGGTATTACTCAGTTTATTAGTGTAAATGGTTTAGAAGAATTACGTAAATGGCTTGAAGCAGGATATGCAACAATAAAAAAATATGATCAAATCTATTCAGATTGGTTATGTGTACCAAAATCTGTTAGAGTCACATCTATAAAACCATCTGGTACAGTTAGTTTATTAGCAGGTGTAACACCTGGTGTACATTTTCCAGAAAGCACATATTATATTAGGCGAATTAGGTTTTCTACAAACTCATCTTTATTAAAAAGTATAAAAAATGCTAATTATAATATAGTAAAAGATGTAGATGATCCAGATCATACTGTTATAGTAGAAATTCCAGTAGAAGTACAAAATTGTAAAACAATTGATGATACCAATATATGGGAACAATTGGCTATTACAGCATTTTTACAAAAACATTGGGCTGATAATCAAGTATCTTCAACAGTAACATTTAAACCTTGGGAAAAAGATCAAATTAAAACAGCTTTAGATTATTATCAATATCAACTTAAACTTATTAGTTTTCTTCCAAAAGCAGATACTAAAATATATCCACAAATGCCATATGAAAAGATAACAAAAAAGGAATATGAAGAAATGATAAGTGCAATTAAGCCAGAATTACTTAAATTTGATAAAGTAACAGATAAAGCCGAACCAGAATTATATTGTACTAATGATACTTGTGTAATTAAATAATTAAATTAATATGTCAAAATCAAAAAGACAACTTACAGATAGATCTTTAAAAGCTTTTATTAAAAAAGATTCAAGATCAATTTTGGAAATAGCGGAATACTTTGATGTATCCCCGCTAACAGTTAAAGAAATGATTGCTAATTTAAAGAATACTTATCATAATATTCTTGAAGATTCTAGCGATCATGTTCTTTTAGGAACAAACATGAATATGAACACAATTCGCCATCGATTAAATCCAGAAATGTGGAAAGGAGATATTTTACGTTTTGGATTTACTTCTGATAATCATCTTTGTAATTATAATAGCAGAGAAGATGTTTTACATGCATTATATGATATATTTGAAGATGAAGGTCTTAGAATTATATATAATGGTGGGAATATGATTGATGGAGAATTTCGATGGAACATGAATGAAATACATACAAGAGGTGGTACAGCACAATTAAAATATTGTGCACAAAATTTTCCTTACAGAGAAGGTATTCAAACTCACTTTGTAGTCGGAGATGATCACGAAGGATGGTATGTACAACGGGAAGGATTTAATGTTGGCAAATATCTTGTAGATCATAGAAAAGATTTAGGATACGATGATTTTAAATATTTAGGTTATGCTGAAGCAGATATTCTGTTAAGCGAACCAGAACAAAAACATAAATCCTATATGAGATTAGTTCATGCAGGTGGTGGTACTGCTTATGCTACATCATACACAATGCAGAAATTAGTAGAATCATATCAAGGTGGTGAAAAACCCGCTATTGTATTAGCAGGACACTATCACAAGTTTGATCATTCTTTTCCAAGAGAAGTACATGCCATACAACTTGGTACTACTTGTGATCAAACTTTATGGATGAGAAAGAAAAAAATACAAGCCATGGTAGGTGGTGGCATTATTGAATGTCACAGAGCTATAGATGGTACTATTAATCGTGTCAAAGTAGAATTTATATCATTTTATGATAAATCATTCTATATAGGAGATAATAAATACTTTAAGGGTTAATGTCTTTTACTCGAGACATTAGGTTAGTGATTAATTAAAATTAGTATAAATATATCAAACAATTATAAAAAATGTCAAATCAAATTAAACTAAATAAAGAAGAAAAGCTTTTATGCTTATATAGTAGGCTTAATGAGCTTGATGAAGCAAAAGGTTTAATAGGTAATACAACCTATTATATTGGTCGTCGTAGGGTTTTAATGAATAATATTGAAACTTTAGTCCGTGACATACTTGGTCTCTCAAAGCCCGTAGTAAAAACTCCTAAGAGAGTAACTACTTTTGAAGATATACTTATTCCAAGATTGGAAAGGGAAGAAGTTTCTGAAGCATCGCTTACTAAGGAATTAGTAACTGAATATTCAGAAAACGAATTAAGCGCTCTTGCTAAGATTTTTGGAGTAGAAGTTCCTTCAGAATTAAAGGAAAGAGAACAGTACCTTGTGACTACAGTCATGGGTTTGTTAAGCAAATAAAATAAGTTAGGGGGGTTAATTCCCCCCTTTCTTTATACTATAGGATATGAGTAATTGTATATTCCCTATGGTTAATGCATGGACAAGTAAAAAACCTGTTAAATATTGGCGGGCTTTTACACCAAGAGATATACCACTTGATAACGATAAACCAATATTATATTATGAATGGAATAATTTTACTAAAACATGGGAATCTAGTTTACTAGCTCCTATATGTAGAAATTGGTCTCACAATAATATTAAAAAAGCTATATCCATACATACTAGATTAATTAAAGGTGGTATACAAGGAACGGTTATTGTAGAAGTACATCCCAAATTTGAGATAGGAAAATACAAAAATAATATAGAAGTATTATATATATATTCTGAAAATGCGCAATTTAATATAACAGCATATGAATATAAAATATATAAGACAGAATATTATATAAAAAAAGACAATCAAGTTAATATGGTAACTGAAGCAGCGTTACACAATATGACAACTGAAAATAATCAATATTATTGCTATACATTTATAGATAATAATTCACGATATGCCCATATAATAAGTAGTACTACTAATCCAACTGAAGAGGAAGGAAAATTATTAAAATGGTTAAATACTCCAGGTTTAAAATTAAATTTTAAACATTCTCCATCTGTCATTTATAATAAAGTATCTGGAACAAAATGGAAACATAAAGAAACAGAAGATATAAGTGAAAACGATTGGAGTAAAAGAGAGAAGGAAGAGCCGTCTTGTGTTTTCTTTGAGGAAACAAAATCATGGCATTTATATTATACCTTTATAAATTTTGAAGAATATTACAAAGGTCAAATTGCTAAAATTGAATCATCCAATATAAGAGATGATTTAGATTTAGCCTTTTTAAAAGCTGTTCAGACTGATAGTACGAAAACAGCTTCTTTTCAACATAGGGGAGGGGTGACTCATAAGCGTCCTATTGAAAAAACTATTCCTAAGAACTTTAGGTTACGAGATATGCCAAAGCATAAAAGACCACTTAAAGAGACGGAATTCGTATATATATTATACAAGAATAATCAGCAAAAAACTATAGCAAAAAAATGTTTAAAGAAATATGCTGAAAAACTTCAAGAAGAACATCCTGAAGTTAAAATATTAACAGTAGCAGAAATTAAACAGAAATATCCTACAAAAAGTATTTCTAAAACTGAAGTTAAACATCCAGAAGGAACGTTTAATAGAAAAACTAGAAGATTGGTTAAACAAAAGAATAAACGATTTTCGAGAAATGTTAAAATACAACGTATTTATGTGCCCATAAAGCATTGTTTATTAATAAATCAAATATTTCTGATGCTGTTATTAAATCAAATGGTAAATTAATAGAAAAAGATTCTGCTAAATTAATTTATCATGATGTTAGTCGTTTACCAAAATATAACATCAAACGTCATAATTTGAAAAAACAATCAGAAAGAACACCAAAAGGTAATCATTCTGAAAATACAAATTATAAAAATGTTCTATTGAAAGAATTGAAATATAAATACGGATCTTATGATCGTAGATATACTACAACTTCTGATGTAGAAAATTGGTCAATTCAGTTCTTTATAGTACTGAAAATGATCAAAGAAAAAGAACGCCGTAAAAAAGTAATAAAATACTTGAAAAAATGTGACTTGTCTGATGAATTCATAACTGGGTTTATTACATATCTACATTTGACTAAAAACGGCGATCCAACAAGAGAACATAAAAGGAATCTACCTATACGTTATAAACGTATAATGGTTACTCAGCCTCACTTAGTTATTAATACCCCAGATATGCGTCAAACTCTTGTTATTGAACATGAAGTTAAAGACGAACAAAATGGTGGTGTAAAGAATATTATAACAGAAAATGTAAATGTTCTTTATAATAAAAAACAAGGTATGCAATTCTTTCAGTATAACAAAGAAACAAACGATCATATCTTAATTTCTTTAGCCAGGGATGTTAAAAAGTGGGCTTATGTTCAAGAGTATAAAGATGAGTCTAATGCTACAAAATGGCATGATTTAGTTACAGTTGGAACAAAAGAAGTACCTAAAGTAGTAAAGTTACCATTTGCCATAGAACGTAAAGTTTATGGCGGTTCAGTAAAAAAATGGCAATCTCCAATACCACAGGAAAAAACAGTTAGATATGTAATTAAGAAACTTAATGCTGTATATAAAACTGGAAAATACGAATTATTATATTCGTTAATATATAATACTGTAATGGAGTATTATAGATCCAATGATGAACTATATGAAAAGATACGTTTTTCTTTATACCATAATTATACTGATTTAAGTCGTAAATTAGTTACATTGATAAAGGCCAATAAGATGGATGACCCAGATCTTGTAATATTCATGGAAGACTTACTTCATCCTCATTAATAAATAAGGCCATAAAGAGCCCTTTTAAGCTACGTTGGCTTAATAAATAATTCATACTATAGAATAGCCTGGTATGATAGCTTAGAAGGGCTCTAAAGCCTTTAAATTTAAAATACATGAACATTTACGTATATGACATAGAAGTAATGATAAATTACTTTGCTGTAATATTTAAAAACGTAAATAGTCAAACAATAAAAGAATTCATTGTATATAAAACAAGAAATGATATAGATGATTTATATGCTTTTTTAAATGCTAGTAAAAATGATTGGGTAATAGGATATAACTCTTTTAATTATGATGATCAAATAATGGCATTTATATATAACAATTATAATAAATTGTTTAAACATGAATTCGCTGAAAATATTACTGCTTTATTATATGCCCTATCAAATGATATAATATCAGATGATAAAAGGCAAAAAGATTATAATATACCATTTCAAGGAATAGATTTAATGAAAGTAGGTAACTTACTACATAAGTCATTAAAACTTGTAGCAGTTAACCTTGAATGGCATAAAATACAAGACCTACCATTAAAACATACTGTAATGGTAGAAGAAAAAGATTTACAGTTATTACATGAATATAACCTCAATGATGTACTCATAACGGAACAATTATATATTAAATTAAAAGATGCTTTAATATTACGTTGGGAAATTAGTCAAAAATATAAAATAAATGTTATTTCTGAAAGTAAGAGTGGTATGGCTAATAGATTATTAGAAAAATTGTATTCTGAAAAAACAGGTATACCTGTAAAGGAACTCAAAAAAATGAGAACCAATAGGGAAATAATACATTTTGAAAATGTAATATTACCAGAAATTAACTTTCAGACACCAGAATTAAACTCTATATTATATAAATTATTAAGATCTGTATATTATAAAGGACGACCATTTATAAGGCGAAATATACTATATAACGGTGTAATTTATAAAATGGGTTTTGGTGGATTACATTCTGATGATAAACCAGGATCATTTGAAGCAAATGATAATGAAGATTTGATTGATTGTGATATATCTTCAATGTATCCTAATTTAATAATTAATTACAATTTTGTGCCTGCTCATTTAGGTTCTGCTTTTATAGATCTATATAAAGAAATAAAAGATAGAAGATTAGCTGCTAAACATGCTGGTCATATGAATGAGAGCGATACGTTAAAAATTACAATAAATAGTGTTTTTGGTAAAACTGGCAATGAAAATCATTGGTTGTATGATCCGTTAGTAACATTAAGGACTACAATTAATGGTCAGTTATTTATGTTAATGCTTATAGAAAGACTAACATTACAAGATTTTAAAGTTATATCTGCTAATACAGATGGTATAATAACTATAGTGCCAAAGGATAAAAGAGAATTATATAATGATATATGCCAGAAATGGTGTGAAGAAACAATGTTTGAATTAGAATTTACAGAATATAAAAAATATATCAGAAAGGATGTTAATAATTACATTGCAATTACTAAATCAAATAAAATAAAAACAAAAGGTGATTTTGTTCAAAATTTAGATTTAGAAAAAGGTGTAGATAAACCTATTGTTTCAAAAGCATTATATGATTATTTTGTTAATAATATTAGACCAGAAGAAACAGTTAAAGCTTGTGATGATATACTAAAGTATTGTGTTGCAAAAAAGATTGATTCTAAATTTGAAAATTATCTGTATTATATAGATGATTATACAATAAAGAGAAAACCTTTACAAGATACAGTACGATTCTATATATCAAAATCTGGTTACCAATTATACAAAGTTGATAAGAAAACGGATGAAAAAATTAACTATTGCGTAGGATTTAACGTCAAATTATTAAATGATATAGACAAAAATACATCATTTGAAGAATATGGTGTTAATAAAAATTACTATATATCAGAAATATATAAAGTAATTAATCAAATTGAAGACAAACAACTCAAATTATTCTAACAATGAGTAAAAACAAATTATATAAATCACTAATACAAACAAAAGTTAACGAAACATTATTCCGTATTAATGATGAACAAAAACAACAAAAAGAAAAAGAAGTTATAAATAATATAACCTCTTTGGTAACAAATAGTAAGAAAAACCCATCCTTTACTGATGCAAAAATATATCTAGAAATATTAAAACAAGAGTGTCCTCTTGTAATGAGTATGACAGATTATGATATTATTAGGATGGCTAAATATATATTAGGCGTAAACTTAACATGGAAACATTTGTTTACATTAGAAAGAGAAATAAGACCTAATCCATATTATGAAATTATAATTTTAAAATAAATGCTTATAACACTTAATACAGATTCTGTAAAAGAATTAGACTTGAATTACGAATCTTATGCTATATTATTATTAATGGCTGAAAATAAGACAGATCTAATATTAGATTACTTAAATACCATTTATAAGTTAGACGATAGTAAAGATATTTACCAAAGATATATAAAAGTATTTCAAGATAAAAAATTATTAGAAGATAGTAATGAGTGTAAGCTAACAGAAAAAGCGAAAAATATTATTTTTGGTGATAATTTGTTTAAAGAATTTATAATAGAATTCCCACAAAAAGTCACTAGAACAGATGGAACTATCGATTTTCTAAGAACTGATTTGGTCAATGCAGAAAATTTATATCTGAGCTATGTTGGCCGTAGCAGGGATAAACATAACCATATTTTAAAATGTCTTAAAGCAGAAATAAAGCAACGTGAAAGTAATGGAACAATGCCTTATATGATGCGAGTCTTCAAATGGATAGCCAATAAAGGTTGGACATCTTATGAAGATATAGTAGATGAAGTATTAATGTCTAATAAAGACTTAGGATATGGTACAACCCTTATCTAACGACAAGACCCCAGAAATAAAGCATATTTCAAAAGCCGCTGAAGAAATAGTAACCTATATTGACAATCGTCGTAAAGGTATTGTTACGTCATTAAAGACTAGGTGGACTAAATTTAATCATGCAACTATGGGAGGAATTGAACCCAATATCATAATGACCATAGCTGGTATAAGTGGTAGTGGTAAATCGTCATTTGTAAACAGCTTAGAAACCGATATTGTTGACCTCAACAGAAACGAGGACATTATTGTATTATCATTTAATTTTGAAATAACTTTACTAATTTTGTAACTTTATATACGTATTTACGTATAACTTGTGTAATAAACAATTTTTCAATAGCATGACACAAGAAATAACACAAAAACAATTAGAATTTTTTGCTGGTTGTATGTTAGGCGATGGAAACATAAAAATTCCGAGTAATTGTAAAAATGCAATGTTTTCATGCCAACATGGACCACACCAATATGAATATAACAAATGGAAAACAGAATTATTAAAAACATTAGGAGCAAAATTCTATGAATATAGAAGAAAAACTCCTAATAAAATAACTAATAAATATTATGAATATAATGTTACAGTTACAAATTGTAATTCTGAAATAACAAAAATGTATAATATGTTATATAATAATAAAAAGAAAATAATAACTAAAGAATTATTAAATAATTTTACAGATTTTTCATTAGCTGTGTTATATATGGATGATGGTAGTTTATCTAGTTCTAATCCAGAAAACACATCTTATATTATAGCATCTTGTGGATTTGATAAAAATTCTTTAGAATTATTTCAAAACTTTTTATTAAATAAATTTAGAATTGAAACAACAATAACCAAAGATAATAGATTATACATAAAAATTAATTCTAGAAATTTATTTGAATATTTAGTAATACCTCATATTGAAAAAATTCCTTGTATGAAATACAAAATTAGATCAATGTTTCGTAATTCCGTTAATTGTCTGGAAACCCCTGAAGAGGGCAATCAGCAGCCAAGCTTTTGTGGTAACACAGAAGAAGGTTCAACGACTAGTAGTGAGTCTAAATTAGACAATAATTCTACCACGAAAGCGGGACAATCTAAAAATTGATAGATTGAAGATATAGTCTGAACTGCATATAACAAGTAAAAAATGCAGATGTAAAGGATAAAGAGCCTTTGCGATAACAAATTGGTTAAGTTCAAAGCAAGTTGGTAGAAAATTATCCTATAAACTTACTAAAACAACTGGTGAATTATATTCATCAGGTTATGATGGTGACCCTGTTTCTGATGAATTATTTGAAGTAATTGAAAAAGAAGCGGAACACATTAAACACTATCCCGTATATTATGTAGATGCTCCATGTACTGTGGATCAAATACATGAAACTATACGAAAATTCCAATATAGCGAAAAAACAAAAGATAAATGGTTAATAGTAATACTTGATCATACTTTGTTAACTCGTGGAAAAGCAGGAGAGCAAGAAAGGGAAACCTTAGCAAACTTGCAAAAAGTCTTTATGGAAGTTAAAAAGAAAGGTAAAACAACTATCATTCAACTTAGTCAAATGAATAGAGATATTGAGTCATCTGAAAGGATAACCAATGCAGCTATGCATTTTCCAATGAGACGAGATTTGTTTGGTTCTGATTCATTATTTCAAGCTTCAGATTATGTAATTGTACTACACCGCCCGGAACTATTGGGAATAAAATCTTATTCTCCAAATAATTGGCCTGTACAAAATAAAATATACATGCACTTTCTCAAAGTTCGTGAGGGTGAACCTAGAATACTTAGTTTTATAAATAATCTAAAGTATAACAGAATTGACGAATATTAACAAATTTATATATATTTATGAACAAAAGAATTGCAATAATAATAGATGATATAAATCAGGCTAAAAAGCAAGGCTTTTGGTCACAACTTACAGAATTACTCCGTAAGAGATGTACCAAAAAACAAAAGCGTCCTATTTTTACAATTAAAAATGGAGATGCTTTTATTATAGAACTTAACAATCAACAGTCTGAATATTATGTTGAAAAACAATATTTAGAATTATTAACAAATGGTTATGTTAAGTCACCACTTGCAAATTTAATCCCTGAAGAAAATACATTTTTCTTTATGAAAAACTACACACAAATTTATAATTTATTAAGAGATTTTCTTGAATTACAGCAAGATGAAACGGCTACGATTCGTTTCGTTGTGGAAGAACCTATTCCTCAACCTAAGACTGTTGTCGCATTCAAAGTGCAAATTAAAGAAAAGATTACTATTTTTGATCGTTTTGTTAAGATCGGATGGCATTCATACAGACGTCAACTTGATTTATTTAATGGACGGGAATATATTGTTGTCGATGGCACAAGACTATGGATTAGACAAGACCGTTTAGGACGTGAATATCTTGATGTTTAATAACTAACTATAAGTCATTATACTGCGGCTACAGTTAAGATTATTCATCGCCTTCCAAAAGCACAGAATATGCCACCGAGGTAGGAAACTAACCCAAACGCAATATCGGTTACTTAACAATGATTTATTAAAAAAATATAATATGCCGACACCTTATCAGATAGCTATAGTAGGTATGTCTGGAAAGGGAAAAACAATGGCTTTTCGGAATATGAATCCTGAAACTTGTGGATTCATAAACGCAGAAAGCAAACCATTACCTTTTATAAACAAATTTAAACATTACTGTACTCCTAATAGTTGGCAGGAAACTTATCAGAAACTTATCGAATATGGCAAAAACCCAGAGATTACAGAAGTGGTACTGGACAGTTTTTCCGCTTACACAGATAGCTTGCTTAAAACAGCAAGAGAAATAAAGAAAGGTTTTGACACATGGAATTACTATAACGAAGAAATAGGAAAATTAATGTTTCTTATTAAAAAATATCCAAAAGATATTATCGTTACTGCACATTCTGCTAATGTTGAAACAGAAGAAGGCGTTGCAGAAAGACGAATTGCTGTAAAAGGCAATGAGTGGAATAAAACAGGTATAGAAAAAGACTTTACAATAGTTTTATTTGCCGAAGTAAATTTAAGTACTGGTAAAAGAGAGTATATACTCAATTTATTATCTGATGGTAAAACATCGGCTAAGACACCACCGCTTTTTATTGAAGAAGGTAAAGAATCTATACCAAACGACGCACAGATTTTTTTACAATATGTAAGAAAAGTACTCGCTAACAACAAATAATTAGGAATTTTAAAACATCGTACATGTATAACGTAACAAAAGATATTAATTCAGAAAGTAGACTCAATAATTTTATGGGTCCAGCCATTCATGAAAATGCAGAATTAAAGCATATTGAAGAAGGCAAATATCCGATTGTATATGGCGAATCAAAAAAAGGTAACAAGTTTGCTGCTTTTCATTTTATTAATGATAAAGGAGAAATCTTGATTCATACTGAATACGAACCTTCAGATGAAGATCAAGAAAAACTTGAAAACAAAACAATAAATCAGATCAAACGATTTAAACATATAATCACAAAGTTTGTCGATGAAGACAAATTTATTTTTGAAGCCACTGATTTTGAGACTTTCGTTAAAAAGTCTATAGAAATTCTTGGTGATAATTATATAGGTAAGAAAGTAAGACTTAAGGTTGTATTAAACAACAATGATTATACTACTCTGCCTAATTATGTGCCTTTCATAGAAAATATGGAAGTTACAAAAAGCAAATTATCTATTAATACAGCTATGGATAAAATGGTAAAAAGTCGTCCTGATGTAGAAACTAGTTCAAATGAAAACCCATTTGCAACCAAGCCTATTGAAGTTGCTGATTCTCAAGGTGAATATAACACAGATAGAATTCAAGCTACAATGGATAATGACTTAGCTCCCGGAGCACCAAATCCTGATGATTTGCCGTTTTAATTAACTAATATACCGGGGGGTTGAAAGACCCCCCATATATAGTTATGGTGTACAACACGAATCACGTCATAGAAAATTTATGTTTAGAAGAACTACTTAAAAAAATTACTGAATATGATGTTTATTATCATTATTTAGGTAATAAATTTAAAGTAGGACAAATTATGTCTTCCCCATTTAGAGAAGACAAACATCCTTCATTTGGAGTATTTAAATCAACAAATGGAGCATTATTATGGAAAGATCAGGCAACTGGTAAAACAGGTAATATTGTAACATTTGTAAAAGAAATAGAAAATTTATATCATAATAAACAAGCTTTAAAACTTATTTACGATAAATTCGTAAAAGGTATATTACAGCCATCTGTTGAAGGTATAAGAGTTAGAGAACATTATGATAGATTAAGAAAATCTATTTCTATTAAAAGACAAAATTTTACTAAAAGCGATGATAATTATTGGTTACAATATTATATACATCGTGAGACGTTAAAAAAATATAATGTATATCCTATATCTTTTTTTTGGATAGATGATATTTTACAGCCTTTTAGATATACTAAAGATAGTCCTATGTATGCTTATAAAATATTTGATAAATTTAAGATATATAGACCTTATTCAGAATATAAAAAAGATAAATGGCGAACTAATTGTTCTACTATTGACATACAAGGTTATGAACAATTACCAAAAACTGGAGATTTACTTATATTAACCAAATCATTAAAAGATATAATGGTTTTATATGAGCTAGGATATAATGCTGTTGCACTACAATCGGAAAACGATAAACTTAATAACAAAATTTACAATAATTTATCAGAAAGATTTAAAAAAATAGTTATATTGTTTGACAACGATGAACCTGGCAAAGAAAGTGCTGCAAAGCTAGCCAGTGAATATAATATAGAATATGTTTTTATAGATTCTAGTATATTTAATATATATAATGTTAAAGATATTAGTGATTATATAAATGTATTTGGAAAAGAAAAAACAATAGAATTACTTAAATCTTTACTGAAAAATGAAGATACAAATAGTAAATAAATCTAATAATCCATTACCTAAATATGAAACATTAGGATCTGTTGGAATGGATTTATGTGCTTATACAAAATATAGTATATTTGTGCCTAGTGGTAAATCTATACTAATACCAACAGGACTATATATATCTATACCCAATGGATATGAAGCCCAAATAAGACCTAGATCAGGATTAGCTTTAAGAGCTGGTTTAACAATATTAAATACTCCTGGGACAATAGACTCTGATTATAGAGGAGAAATACAAGTCTTATTATATAATACAAGTAATGTTAATTATGAAGTATGTAATGGAGATCGTATAGCACAATTAGTTATATCTCCTATTCAAAAAGTAGAATTAGAAGAGGTTGAAGAACTTGATTCTACCGAACGTGGAGAAGGAGGTTTTGGTAGTACTGGAATATCACAAAGTGAAATTAAAGCAATTGATCTTGTTGATATTTATGAAGATGAACTTCCTTTAGATATTGATTATGAAAAACAAGAAAATTTCTAATGCAACTGAACTTGAATATGATGGAATTAAGTTCCGTAGTAAATTAGAGGTTTATTGTTATAAAAAATTAAAAGAAGAAGGATTATCATTTAAGTACGAAAATTATACTTATAACTTAATTCCGACATTCAAGTATAAATTTAAACTATATGAACCTTATAAAAAAGGTAAAGTATGGTCTTTTGGTGAGAAAAATAATATTATAAAAGGTCTCAGTTACAAACCAGATTTTGTTAACGATGAAGATGGTTGGATAATCGAATGTAAAGGTTATCCAAACGATGCTTTTCCATTAAGATGGAAACTTTTTAAATACTTATTAACTCAATTAAATATAAATTATGATTTATATTTGCCAAAAAATCAAAAACATATAGATGAATGCATACAATTAATTAAACAAAATAATGCCGGAACAAAAAGATTATCATAAAATTAAGGCGGTATCTTCTCATTCATTAGGATATTTTGAAGAATCTCCATTGACTTTTAAAAAGTTTATGGAAGAAGAATTAGAACAAGATGATAAGAGATACTTAGATTTTGGTAGACAAGTTCATATGCGAATACTTGAACCTAAACTGTTTAAAGAATCGTATACAGTATTAAATTATGAATTACCA